TCGCTGATCGCGTTCTGCACGATGCTTTCGATTTCACGACGATCTTTTGGCTGTGGTTGCATTTTTATGTCCTATTCGTTTCGTGCATCTTACCGCGTTTGCGTCATTTGCTCAATCGCCGCCAGCCAGAAGGCCACTTGTTGCGCCAAGAAGGCCAGAGTAAAATTCGGGCCTTTGCATCATGCGTCTGCGTTGCATTTCATCCATCTGCTCACGCTGCAGTAGGCTTCCCAGCATTTTGCGTTGTGTTGCTGGGTCTTGCTCGAACAGCATTCTGGACATCTGCGCCGCGCTCTTTTCGCCCATCCCTTGAGCGCGTGATATTGCTTGTGCGCCCATTCCCTGAGCAGCACCAGCGACATTTCCCATGCCAAGATTGATAAGGCTGGCCGCGTCTATGGCAGCGTCATCTCTCTGCATCATTCTTTCAGCCGTTTCAGAGCCGCCCATAACTTTGCGGGCAGTGCGTGTCTTTTCAGACTGAATCTTCATAAACCGCTCAAAACGCTCAAACTGTTCTGCGTTGTCAAATGTAAGCCTCAGAGCAGCGCGCTTTCTCGGTGTGCCAAAAATAGTTTTAACGAAGTCACTCGCGTCACCTGTCCTTGATGCAAGCTCTTCAACTTGGCTAATCAAACCAGTGCGCAAGGCTTCTTTTTCGCCCTTAGACATTTTGCCAACACGCTTAACCAGCTCTTTTTCTGATATTTTTGTGAAATCAAATCCGGCGTCATATGCGTCTTTCAGCCTTGCACTGTCTGCAAATTGAATGTTGGCCGCTTCATATGGCTTATTTTGCCTTATGATTTCAGAGTTCCACGTCTTTTTTAGCTTGGTTAATGCCCTGCCGCGCGAAGTCACCTTGCCAGTGATTGCGTCAGTTTCAGCTTCAATCAAAGCATCTAAGCCTTTTTTAATCTGATGCGCTACTTGAGTTGGCATCCCAACTGCGCCGCCAGCAGCGGCTTCCGCAGATAAAAATCTGCCCAGATCTTTGGGCATTCCAGATATATCTATGTCTGGGTCGATGTCTGCGATCTCTACAGCTTTTCTGTAAGCGTCCTGCACGACCTTGCTTTTTGCCATACTTTGAAACGGCGCTGCATCCAGCTCGATCTCATACGCCTTTCTGTACGCTGGCTCTGCCTCTGCTCTTACGCGTGCAGATAGGTCGTCAAGGTAATCAAGGCCAGTTGGCCCTTGCACTCCAGATATGTCTCTCGCCTGCTCGGATATTTGCTCTGCCTGACGCTGCTGACGCTCAGCGAATTGCTCGACAACTTTTTGACGCCCTTCGGATGGCACAGCCTGCGCCCGCCATCCAGCGCCGCGTAAGTTTTCACCAAGATCCGCGACTGTAATATCCTCTATGCCAAGCTGGCGCGCCTCGTCTAATCGCTTTGCTGCTTCTCTAGGTGTTAGCCCGTCACGCTCAAGCGCTTCCAAAAGTTTTCTCTCCGCAAACGTAAACGCACGCTTTTCGCCGCCTATACCTAAGCTGTCTGCGACTCTGCGCAGAAATTGGCCACCCTTCTGCACCGCAACAGGTGCGGCTGCGCCCAGCGTGCCACCCAAAGCAGCGCCAGTTGCAGCGCTTGTGGCTCTTTCAGCCAAACCGCCTTCACCGGCGCCAAAGCCAGCTATACCGCCCTCTATGGCTCCAATTTTAGCAGCTCGCGCAATGGTCGGCGCAAGCCTTGCGGCGGTTGTGGTGCCAACTGCAGCACCGCCTGTGCCTGCCGTGAGCAGACCAGCAAGCGCCGTTGGGATTACAGCGCCGCCGATTTCAGCGCCAATCGCCTCAAGCGGCTTGTCGGCTCTATATGCCTCCAATTTTCCGCGTATCTGCTCAAGGTTTTCCTCGTAACTTTTCCCCTCAGATAAACCAAGAGCGCGGCCCGCTGCTGAAAGTGGGTTCCGTAAAGCTGCCTCAATCTCGTCTGCAAAGCCAAGCGTAAGCCCCTGAGCGCCAGCACGCAGCCGCTGCGTTTCCGCTGGCGGCTGATCCGGCTTGGCCATGTCGCTGGACGTCACGCCTTGCGCGGCGTCTTGAACGATTTTTTGAACAAATGCGTTTTGTTCGCTAATACTTAAATTCGCAAAAGCATCATCAACTTCGACCTCGCCAACGCCGTCTATTTCAATAATCATTATTTAATGCTCCACTTTAAATCTGGGGCCGTACCTTCTGGAACCTCAACTGGGTCTAGCTTAAACCGCTCTCTACGTCGCGCTATCGCCGCAGAGCGATTGTCACGCGCTCTCTGGTTTATCCTTAGAAGCTCTTGGATCGCAGCGTATGCTGTTGCCTCAGTGCGAGCGTCTCCAAGCTCTTTTGCCGCTCTTTGCGCATCGCCTTCAGTCTGAACGCCTTTATTCAAACGCAGGCTTGTATTTACAAGTCGCGTTTTAAATCTTTCAAATTCGTCGCGCGCTTTGGCGGTTTCTATTGCGCCCTGCCCGCCGACGCCTATTGATCCAAAGGCTCCTTTAAGAAACCCAGAAAGGCCAATATCAAGCGGGCCGGTAAACTCTTTTGTCGCTGGGTCATATCCAAAGTCACCAATGATGCCAGATATGTCCTGCATCAAATTGTCTATTGCCGTGATCGCCTCAAAGTCAGCTTCTTCTGCTTTTCTTGCGTCGGTCGGCAAGCCAGTGGCCTCCCTTCTCGCTTCACGCTCTGCTTGCGCAATACGCTGTTCCGCGGCCACTACGTCTTCATTTATGGTAATCACAGGCTCGCCGCTTCTGCCTTCTGGGTAGGTCACGGTGTATTTACCGCCGCCAAGTATTTCGCTTGGCGGCTTGACCGCTTGCGCTGCAATCTGCTGGCCCATCGCAGTTGGCGAGAGCTGGGTTAAAATCGCCATCGCTGTCTGCATGTCGCCTGATTGTAGCGCCTCAGATGCACGTTTAGCCAGAGACCGCGCCTCTGTGTCTCTTGATATTTTCAACGCCTCTGATGCGTTTAGCAGGCCGCCACGCATCAAGTCAGCAGCTTCTGGAGAATATTTTTCCAAGTATTCAATCGTTTTGTTTCGCTTGGCAGCCGCCTGCCGCTGCGCTCCGCGCGCCCTGATCGCCTCGCCAGCACGCATCTCCGGCATGATGAGCGGATCGAGCGCCGCAGCAAATTGCTCCGCTCTGCTTAGGCCGGTTGTCGGGCTTTGCTCGCCAAGATAATCCATGATGCCGCCGAAGCCGCTTCTGCGCTGCTGCGGCGCTGCCGCTGCCTGCGGGCGATCCTGCATTAGCGCTGACAGTGGCGCGCGTGGCGCTGCTTGTGGGGCCGTTCCGCTGGCCAGCATCTGCATGCGCAGTTCTTCTTCGCGCGCCCTATCCATTGGAGTTGCCATAGTGGTTTGCCCTTCTCCTAAAATCGTCTTCACATAGTTTTGCGTTTCCGCAATATTTGGCACCCTGCCAAGCTTAGCCACACGCGTTGGCCCAGCGTTATACGCGGCCAGCGCAAGCTCTGGGCTGCGAAAGCGTTTAAGCTGCTGGCTCAGATACTTTGCAGCGCCTTCCAAGTTTTGCAGCGGATCTGTCGGGTCTACGCCAAGCTCTTGCGCCGTCGCAGGCATGAGCTGGCCGAGGCCGATCGCGCCCTTCGGGCTTACGACGTCCGGCCTAAAGCTGCTCTCCTGCTGTATAAGGCGCAGGAACATTTCGGGGTCTATCCCGTATCTGCTGGCTGCGTCTCTGGCTGCTTGGCGATAGTCCATCTGCTAAGAGAAGCCCTTCATAAGTGCCGCGCTTTGAAGGTAGCTCAAAAGACTTGGCTGTGACGACTGCGTTGTTGTCTGTGGCACTGGCGCTGCCCCAAGCGCAGCCAATGGCGCGGCAAGAGCTGCCTGTGGCGCGCCTGTGTATCCAGCGTATTGGCCTTTTGCTGCATCGATGAGCGCCTGCTGCAATCCTTGCTGCAATAAGCCTTGCTGCGCAGTTTGCTGCTGGATTGCTTGTCCTGTGCCAAATGCTTGCTGGCCCAATGCGCCAAGCTGTGATGCTGCGCCAAGACGCGCCTGCCTGTCAGCCATCGCCTGCTGCATTGCTGTGGTATATCCGGTTTGGCGCTGCTGAGCTGCAATATCGCCAGCCATACGCCCGTATTCCCCAGCAGCAACGCCCTCGGCAACGCCTTGGCGAGATCCACCAAACGCACGCGCCGCTGTTGCTTGAGCGCCAAGTTGGTTCATTGCCATCTCTTGCTGCCTAGCAATGTCCTGCTGCGTGCGATCAATCACTTGCCGCGTGTATGGGTTCATAAACGCGCCAACTTGCAGCGGGCCTGTCATCGCTGCCTGCGTGCCGCCAAGCGCGCCTTGCAATGCGCCAGCCGCCGCTTGGTTCACGTTGAATGGCTGCGCTACCTGACCGCCGCCTTTTCCACCTTGTCCAGCCATTATCTTATCCTTTATCTATTTGCCGCCGCCGCCGCCGCGCGACGTTAGCTTGTTGTCGACCAGCCCAAGGCCGCGTCCGACTGCGCCCGCGATTCCACCGCTACTTAAAAAATCGACAACGCTTTCACCAAAGTAGCTGTCTGCGTTAGGATCGCCAATTGGCGCAGTGTATATGGGATCATCAGACCTTCCCCCGCCACCCACAACAGGTGACGCCATAGGCGCAACGGGAGATACCGCTGGCTGGCCGTAATCCCGTATCGTCTCGCCGGTCATTGGGTCAATAAAGAAGCTTTGCAGATATTCAGCTTGCGCTGGGCGCTGTGCGGCAAGCTCAGACACGGCCTGCTCATACATTGGCGCTGCGCTGTAGCCCCTTACCCCGCCAGCGTATTGGGTGGGGGCAGGCATGCCGCCCATAATATCCGTTTGTGTTGTAGGCGCGGCAAGGCCAAACGCAGATGCTACATCAGCAGCTTGCTGGAATGATGCCTCTTGCATCGGCGTGAATGCTGCAACGTCTGGCCCGTAATAAGGCACATAACCAATCTGGCTGATGTCCTCTGCTTTAGCCAAGTTGCGGCGCGCCGCTTCCTCAATGTAATCTGGTATTGTAATTTGTGACGTCTGTGTGCCGCCCTTGCCGCCTGACATTATTCAAACTCCTTCAAATATGAGGCGTGCAATGGAACCCATCCATGCGCCTTCAATGGTTTCTTCCAGCCAAATCGGCCTGTCATCGTCAATGCAGAGCATCCTTGAGATTTCGCCCATGCTACCACATCTTCGTGCATATCTAAAATCTGACCCAATTCACCGCCGCCAAGAAATACGTTTAAAACCTTCTTCTTAGGATATACCACGATTTCAGTTACTATACACCCCCTCGGCGTTGGCCAGAGCTGCATGCTACCTTTGTATATACCCTCGGCAACGTCGATAAAGTCATGCGTGCCGCCTGAGTATTCCAGAGCGGCTTCAATCCAATCGCGGCATCTCTCAAGCTCTTTATCCATGAAGCCTCGTAATCGCTAAGGTGGAGGCGGGTATTGCTGGCACAGGCGAAGACGCTGCGGTGTAGTTTAAGAAGCCCGCCGTGTTGTCTATCATGTAATTCACTTCCAAGTAGTCATTCGCCGCAAGCGTGAATATTTGCGTGCGTGACGTGACCAGCGTGGCGTTGTTCTGGTGCAGCGCAGTGGTCATGCCGCTGTTGGCTACGTTTGTGCCGTTCACGCTTGGCCAGAAGTAAAAGTGAACCGTGCTGGCCGATGTGGATGATATTTGCGCCGAAAACGATATGACGTATTGGCCCGCTTCTTCAAAAACAATCCTTGAAGCTGGCGTTCCCTGTGTTATTCCGTCGTTGCCGGTGGGAGCATCGTAAGTCAGCTTGTACGCTGTATTTGCTGCTACCGGCACGACGTCAGCCGTTTTCATAAAGTCAGCATGGCCATCTTCCAGAACAATCTGCCGAAACTCGCCATTCTTAGATACGACAGGGTAGCCGTTTACGTTATCCCATAAGATGACGCCATTTTCAGACGGGTTGTCTGTTGCTGTTTTAAACCCAAGCTTTGCTAGGTTTTGCTGCAAGTATATTGTTAGCTGACGCCCCCACTGGCGTAAGTCGGGGCCAATAGGGGGTAATACTGGAACCGGCATTACCTACGGCCCCCAGCCTTCATGTCAATTCGCATGTTGCCAACCCTAAAGTCAGACAAGATCGCACCATCAACCCGCATACGAACCTGCCGACCAGTAAATCTTACTGACGTTGGGTTTGCAGTTGTGAATGGCCCATGACTTGTTTCAGCGCCATTTGGGTAAAGCCGTGTCTTAAACGTGACGTTGACATCTCCCTGCGTTTTTTCATCAGGGATAAGCTCAGTAACACGCGCAACCTGATCCCCTGCGCCTATAGATATTGGGCCGCTTTCAGCGAAGATGGATGAGCTATCTACGTTTAACCCGACTTCATGCTCATATATATCACTGTCTGCGTTGTGGCCTGCCATAAATGGATAACGGAAAACACCGCGCTGAACGCCAGACGTGCGCGATAGGTTGCCGATTAGCCAATGGCCTTCCTTGTAGTCATAAGCAACGTAGCGGTCTATTTCAGTCGAATTTTCGCTACAATAAAACCACCAAACCTCACCATACTGACCATTCGCAAACGACCAAACCTTTGATTGCTGCGCTGGGTTAAAGTCGCCGAACACATAGTCGAAGACATCGCAGGGTATTTCTTGAACGCTGTTACCGTCAAACCTAAAGAAACCGCGCTGGCCCATCCAGAACACGCCCATATCAACGTCAGATGCAGCCTTGCGAGATATGGCCCCACACGATGTGCCAACGCGCTCAAAGCCATACACATAAGGCGGGCCAAGGTATCGCGCTGTGTGGGCTGATGTATCTGTCAGGATAAGCGTCTGGCCTCGCGTTCTAACGCCCTGCATGATCTGCCCGCTATCGGCAAGCTCAATATCACCAGCCTCGTTTGTAGCCGCTGGCGTCCATACTGTGTTGTTTTCACGATCACACCAAGAAATCTTGCGCGGATTGCTTCCGCTACCCAAGGCAAAGATAAAACGCTCTTCCGTTACAACTAAGCCAAGATTTCCGGTAGGGGCATTTGCAATCGGAGCCGCCTTTACTGCTGGGTTTAACTGCCACTCAAGCAAGCGCCCGTCATCTCTGTTTGACGCAACAAGATATTCGCCCCAGTTGTCTATATTCCATTGCGTGGCCTCTTCTGGCACAGCGTTTGCATTTTGCTGGATCGGCGTTCCATAGAACCCATCGCCATAGAAGCCGTAACCGTATCCCGTTTCAACCTCTGCATCCTCGCGGCCAGCCGTTAAATCTGTTGGCGCAATGTCATACACGGTTCCGTTGCCCGTCATCGCGACTAGCTCATTGTAAGAGCCACCAGCCGCATATGCCGTTCCGTTGTTCGCTTCCCATGTATGCATCCCGCGCACTACGTTAGTGCAGAACGATGCCTTGCGCTCTTGCCAGCCGCCGATTGGGCGCAAGCTGTTATCGCGCCACCTGACCAAGCTGCCATCACGCCAGCGGCCAGACTGCTCAAGGTCAGTGCCGTTGCGGTAAAATCCGGCAGGGATATCTAGGGGTACGAGGGTCATTTATGTAGCTCCATAAACTGTGCCAGAATTACTTAAAGTGTAAGACGTTGTTTTCTGCACAGCCGCTCCACCAGCGCCGCCAGAGCCATCGCCAGACCCGCCGTTTGCGCCCCAGCCACCACCGCCGCCAGCATGACCACTGTTTCCAGCGGTTGACCCACTGTCACCAGCACCACCAGCGGAACCACCCCTGCCATCTATAGTGCCTGTGCCTGAAGCATTATTCTCACCACCTACTCCAGGAAGGATACGACCACCGCCACCACCGCCATAGCAACCATAAGTGTTGTCACTACTACTAACTCCAGCGAATGCACCAGATCCACCAGCGCCGCCACCAAAGCCATTCCAACTATTTACGCCAGCTGCGTCTGCACCACTAGCATTTAATGCGCCACCAGCACCGCCAGCCTGATTAGAATATCTCCACCCATATCCGCCAGAACCACCGCCAGCACCGCCGCCTCCACCCGCTGCACTGCCGCCCGGGTTGCCAGAACCGCCAGCAGCGCCGCCCCCACCACCTCCACCAGCAATGTATGCACCAGAATAATTAATAATAGTAACACCAGATGACTGCACACGAATTGCAGGGCCACCTGCTAAACCCGCAAAGTTATCTCTATTACCACCTGTGCCACCTTTACCTATGATCTTTCCATAGTTCTTAATCGTACATGGAATATTAACGATTAGGGCTGCTACAGATGTGCTGTCTGACCATACCCAAATATCGCTAGGCACAACTAAAATTCCACCAGAGCTAATAAAATTGGATATTGTGATTTGCTGTCTTTGTTTTTGACCATTGACAAGGCCCGCAGACGTAAGAGTGATTTCCCTTGATGCTCCATACCACTCCGAAAACGACATAGTTGTGCCAGAGCCTTTGCCTATTAAAGCTCTGATGTCACTATCGTTAATAGATGCCTGTGAGCCTGAGCTTCCACCAGCTTCTACATGTATAGCATTAAGGCTTAATGCGCCTGATGACGGTAAAGTCATTATGCACTTCCATATGCTGTGACGTTGTTCTCAACAGTCAACGCACCTGCACTCGACAGCGCGAACCGCGCCGTGCCGTTATACGAAAATTTTAAACTTGATCCAGATTGCGAAATCGTCCAATCGCCAAGATCAATGGTTGTAGACGTTAGCGTAGTTATCGTCGCTGCAGTGTTTGAGCCACCCAGCTTGCTATCTAGCTGCGTTTGAATATTGCTAGTCACGCCGTCTGTGTGATTTATCTCTGCCGTTGTCGCTGTAACGCCGTCTAGCTTGTTTATTTCTGCCGCTGACGCAGAAACCGCAGTGCCGCCGACTTTCCATGATCCAGCAGTCAAGTCTGGGGTGCTGGCGGTATTACCGTTGAGAACGTCAACGATGTCATCAAGAGCTTGGTTAGTCGTGGTTCCCCATGTGTTCTCGCTGCCGCCAACTGTGGGTTTCGTAATGCTGATCGTCATTTAATCGCCTCGCGCTTTTTTGCACTATATATCATTTTGCCAGCAAACACTATGCTGCTTCCTGCTCTGTCCAGACCGCCGCTGGCACAGTTTCGACTTGCCACTTAAACCGTGCTGGGCCGACAATTGGCACACCGGCCACAATGTCAGATGCTGTCAGCGCTTGGCTCTGCGTGATGCTTGGAGCGCCGATAGTAGGAGCGCCAGCCGTGATGCTGTCAGCCGTTAAGCTGATGATTTGCGTTATCGTTGAGGCAGCGACAGTCGGAGTGCCAGACGTAATATCACCAGCCGTTAGCTGCTCATTCGGTATAAGCGTGACATTGCCGACCGTAGGCGCACCAGCCGTAATATCGTCGGCAGTAAGCTGCGTGTCAGCGCCAATCGTTGGAGCGCCGACAACTGGAATGCCAGACGTAATATCAACCGCTGTGAGCGCGTGTACTTGGCTAATCGTTGAGGCAGCTACCGTTGGCGCGCCAGCCGTGATGTCGGCGCTTGTAAGCGATTGATCCGACGAAACGCTTGGCGTTCCAACTATCGGCGTACCGGCAGTGATGTCGGCTGACGTAATAACGTGCGCCTGAGAGATTGTTGAGGCGGCAACAGTGGGTGCGCCAGCAACAATATCATCAAGGCCAAACGCTGCATCTGCAACAGCCCCTGTGTCGGCTAGTGGGGCAGACGCTAAGGGGCTGAAACCTAGCATGTGTTACTCCTTATGGCTTCGTCGGCCAAGTGACATTCGTTGGAAACCCAGCTTGGCTTGGGATATCTCGCAGCGCCTGTCTGTACGTCTGCATCTCTGATGTCATCGTGTTGTCAGACAGTGCGAGGTAATCGGTTTCTACGATTAAGCTGTTGCGCTTTTCTCTGACTTCCGCTGCCGCCCTATCGTTAGCACCGGCAGCCCATGCAGCTTCTTCAGCCTGACGAGCAGCTATTTCATCGGCTGTCATGTCAGTTAATACGCCGTTTACATACTTTTTCATTATGCCACTCCGTACAGTCTAATTTTACCAGTTTCCAAGGTGCCTGAGCTTGGCAAAATGCGGATATTGGTAATTGTTGCTTGAGTATCATACATGCCTGAGTAATTTCCCTGAGTAATATAGTCAGCCTTAGAAGCTGTATATAAACCGTGTGTGTGAAAGCGCTGACTTGATGATTGCACATTGTGTAAGCTGTAATCAAAACTGACTAAATCTTGACTTGAATGAGGCTCAGCCAAAACGATCTGAGTATCACCCCCTATAAGACCCCGATTGCTCCCAGAAGCTCCAGATGCGTCAACAGACCTATAACGTCCAGACCAGTAGTAAGCGCCAGAAGTGCTTATAAATGTTGAGCCATTGTCGGTTGAAACACGCAGATGAATATTGGTGCCAGCGGCAGAAGATGTGATACCATCTCCAATAAGTTGATAGACACTAAAATTGCCAGTCAAAGCATAATCAACCGATGAAGTAGACGACGTTATGTCTGTGGTTGAAACGTGTGATAATACTAAAGGCATAACTTATTCCTTATGCGGCTGTAGAGCCATCCATGTCGTCTTGCGCCATCACCCAAGCATAACACTTGTCCATAAACGTAGCGCCAGACGCAGCTTCTACATCTGCCAGATTTGCGCTGTACCGCTTGAAGTCCACCTCGCGGGTGTCATCGGTAGGCGAGCTTGTAGCATATGCCGACAAGTCGATCATGACGCTGAACTTGGGGTCTGACCCACGCTGACGCGAGATGCTTGCTGTGACGATGCGGTAGTATGCCCCTGAGAACGAAATGCCATAATCGGAGTTCGCTTCAGATATGTTGTGTTGAATAGCCATTGGTATCTCCTTTAGGCATATGTGACTTCGGTGGTTCTAATGTTTGCCACCCAACGTATATTGTGCGCAGCCTCACCAGTGCAGGTGATAGCAAGCGCGTTATTGGTGTTATCGGCTGAAAGAGCCATCCCCCACCCAGATGAGTTTTGGATGACTGTGGTTGCGGAGTTGGCGAGCGTGGTTGTTCCACCATCATTCACCAGCAAGCCCTCGATCTTCCATGAGGCATATGCTTGTGCGCCGTTTTGCATGGCAGTGATTGTTCCATCGAAGGTGATGCAGGTATCACTAGCAGCTATGATCTGATTGTCTGTAGATGCGCTGCCGTTGTTTGTTGTAAGTACAGTAGCTGTTGCGTCAGTAGTATCTGCACGAAGAATAAACTGACCGCCCTGCGCATCACCTACGGCAGAAAAACGACTAGAGGCGTAAGCAAATTTACCGTATACTTCAGTCTTTGCATTAAGCCCCAATGCAAAAGAACTCTCGCCTTCAGCTTCGCCTCCTCCAATAGCTACAGAGCGAGTTCCGCTTGCGTGACTATCCCTAGAAAGTGCAAGTGAAAGTGAACCAGACGCTCGTGTAAAGGAAGACCCAATAGCCACTGCATTAGCGCCATCTGCTTTCGTTGAGTTTCCAATGCTTACTGAGTTTGCACCAGTAGCGCCGTAGCTTGAAGTGTTGTTGTCTATAGCTGCGGCAAAGGAAGCAGCACCAGAAGCATAGCCATTGAGCGCCATTGCAGCGTTGCCTGTTGTAGCAACTGCGCCATTGTTACCTGAAGTCTTACCAATTGATGTTGAGTAACTGGCTGAAGCAGTAGCCCCACCTATTGCTGTGGCATTTGATGCTGTGGCTTGCGAGTTGTTCCCAAACGCTGAAGAATTAGTTGCTGTGGCATCGGTTTGATTGCCTATTGCCTGTGCCTGATAACCAGAGGCCACTGCATCAGCGCCGATAGCAATTGTGCTTGTATTACTTGCTGTAGTGTTAGTCCCGATTGCAAAGGCATTTGCACCACTTGCAACAGGAGTAGTAGCACTTGAAGCGTTGTCACGGTACAAATCTGGATCGCCGCCACCAGCATCTGCGAAGGTTACAGCGCCTGATCCATCAGTCGTTAGTACCTGCCCGTTGGTGCCGTCTGTGGTTGGCAGGGTGTAAGTTCCAGAAATCTTTACGGTGTCTGTCGTGCCACCAAGCGCAATTTGGTTTGCTGTCGTGCTTGTAGCAGTATCACCTATAGCAATGCTGTTTGCTTGAGTAGCTTTTGCAAGCTGGCCTATCGCGATGCTGTTCGCACCCTGTGCGCCATAGCTTGTGGTATTGTTGGTTATTTGTGCAGCAAGGCTATTTGCCCCATTTGAGTTACTGTTCATCAATGCAAGAGAATAACTCCCACCGCCGGTAGAAAAACTATTATACCCAATTGCTACAGCATGAGTATTATTAAGGGAGTAACTGCCATATCCAATTGCTACACTATGATTAAAAGTAGCACCTGAATTTTCACCCAGAGATATACAGCCGTTCCCTGAAGAGTTTGCATTTTTCCCAATAGCTAAACTATAGCTGCCTTGCGCTCTTGTTTTATATCCTAGCGCAATCGCCCCTGTTGCAGAGGCTCCATAAGAAGAAAAGTTATTATTGAAAGCAAGTGTATCTGTTCCTGATGCCCTACCCCCAGAACCTAATGCTACTGCATTGGTGCCGCTGGCGACCGGCGCAGTGGCCCCAGAGGCGTTGTCAGCATAAAGCGCAGGAATATCCTCAGCCGTAGCCCCGATAAACACAGTCGCTGATCCGCTAAGGTTAATCGCTGCGTCTGAGTTGCTGCTCTCGCTTACGGTGCGTGACAGGGTGGTGCCAGAGCTTGTATAGGTGCCTGTGCCTATCTCAAAGTTGCTGCCATCCTCAATGACGTAGCGAACCACATCTGCGTTTGCCACGCCAGCATCAGCAAAAGTCTGATAGCCATCCTCAGCAGAGCCAAGCGTAATTGTTCCAGTGCCTGTGGTACTGGTGGACATCTTTGCCCGATTTTTAAGAACGGCCATTGGTCAGCCCCTTATGCTGGATCTGGAATGCGAATATCTGATGCTGTCAGAGAAAATGTGTTTCCAGAGGTCACAGCCTGTGATGATGATAATGCGCCGGTAGCAAGCAAACGGCTGTTGCCGGTATCAGTAATCGCATAATGCGTTGCCGTGCCGGTAGCAGTTACAGATGCACCAGTGATAGCCGACAGCGTAACCTTGCGCCCGTTTGGCGATGCATCGGCGGGGGCCGATATGCT